GCATCAAGAGATGCCTTTGCTTCTTTATAAACACGAGCCATATTGGCTAAAGCTTCATCTTCTTGCTTTCGTGCTGCACTTAAAGCATCATCATATGCATCACGCTGAGCGTCAATCAATGCATCTTCTTTTGCTCTTGCTTCGGCCAGTTCTTTATCTTCTTGTTCGCGTTTGGCTTTTATTTCTATTTCATAGTTTTCAAGCATTGGAACCTCAGATGTTAGTGTTAAATATATATTTATAAAAAGGGGCCGAAGCCCCTATTTATGTTATGTTAAGCCAGTAATGCTCACTGTCTGAATATCATTCGATACCATCGAAATCATATTCAACGAAGTTGCGTCCTGTGTACTTGGACTAACATCGTTACGAATCTGAGAGTAGGCGTCATTCGATCCATCGCCCATCAACCATACTTGTGTTGATTGTGAGGACAGTGCATTATTAAGCTGGAAGTTAGTAGAGTCACTGCCTGAGCCAGAGTACCTGTAGGTGTTACCAACCTTGTAGTCTGTGAGCCACTGCTGCGGGTCTCGAACAAAAGCCGTAATCTCAGCATCAGTAGGCATAGCAACGCCGCGGCGCAAGGTCGTAATAACCATTGAAGCAACCTTACCATGGAAGTTGCGGTTAGAACCACGACCGGCAACAGTAAAGTCACCTGCAAAAAGACGATCCATTCGACCACCCGTGCTGGTCCAGTTAGATGATGTGCTGAGTTGTGAACCGACAGCGCCTGTAGAAAGATTCACAATACGGATGTCAAAACAATCAGCAAGATTGGCGGCTGAAGCATTGGCACCACTCAAGCGCTCCCCGGTACTAGCGATGTAGACGCCGTACCAGTTGCCAGAACCACTAGCTAGTGTAGTAAATGAACACTCGTTAAGTGCACCAGAGCGACCCCAACCAAAGTAAAGGTTACGGCTAGAATCCACACGGAGGTAAATGTTATCGTCAGTAGACCCAGCACCTTCGCCTTGGTTCCAGATATGCTGGTTGGAGCTATTGTTATCAGAACTAAACACAATAGCCGTTGCCCAAGGACGAGCGTTTCCATCGCTAGAGGTATGACCTGAAGTAACAGGGGCAGAAACAGTAGTAGACAAGCCACTCAAGCGAAGTGGGTTATTACCTGTGCCATTAGTAACTTGTAAGCCCCGTTCAGAAGAACCGGAGAAGTCCAGTGCCTTTGTCCATGATGTAGTCAATGTAGCAGATGGAGCTGGAATAGAAATCTCAGAAAGAGCTGTCCAATCAATGTCAGCCGCATCTGTCGTTTCCGTACCAGAAAGGGCAAAACCCTGAACCACAACATCAATAGAGGTAATGCCATAGCCCTGATCACCAGTCTGTATTTTTGTTGTTGTGGCCCAATCAGCGTAAGCGTCGGCGGTTGCATCATTGGTACTGGTAAGAGCGACGCCACCGCGAACGTTATTACCGGTGTTTGTAACTTCCAAGAACGCATTATAGCTGGTCAGTCCGGCAACTGTTGTATACAGAGTACTACCTGCTGCTGTAGGGGATTCACCTTTATATACGTACATCTGAATGCTGGTAGAAGAATACCTAATCATGGTAAAACGTATACCACCTTCAAATCCAGTGTTGTAATCACTGATAGTATTTGCCCAGCTTGTATCCTTCATACCAAAGTTCAAGACGGTATTATCACCCATTGCGTCAGCAACATCAGAAAGAAATGAACCAGACAACACCAGTCTTTCGCCTGCACCAAGTTGTTCATCAATAGACAGCCAACCATGATCATTAGCATCAAAGATGTTGGTTCCTGTTTGGTTAGCAGCTGGTCCTTCTTGTGTGATCCCTGTTACACCAGCAACATAGGTAGAACCAGAGATAGAAATAGCACGACCACTATCAGCAGTAGTGTTATTGATATAGAAAAGAGTAAGCGGTGGCGCATCAGTAGGAACTGCAAACTCAATACCCTTGTACCCTTCAGTTGTTTTTGGGTCACCATCAGAAGTTCCATCGAACGTAGTAATACCAGTTGTGTAAACTGTTGTATTATCTGACGCAAGACGAAACTCAATCTCATCGTTTGATTCCATGGAAGGGTGATAGATGAACCGATATGTTTGACCTGCGTTGAGTGTTGAAACGCCAGAGAAGCTCCACTCGTCCCAGTTCGGTGCATGCTGACCACTATAGGAACCTGTATCAAAGTCAGAAGCAGTAGGCTGAACGGCAAAGTAACCATCGCCGTTAGACCATTCACCAACCAGAATATCACGAATACCGAACGGAATACGGATATGTGAAAGACCGGAAGTGGATAAGTCAACCTGTGCTCCGTTATCAACGCCAATAACGACATCAAGTTCACCGGTTCCGGAATAAGATGATTCTGTTACTGAGCGACTGAATGTACCGCCTGCATTGATACCGGGTTGTGTATTGATATCACCGATGTTACAAGCAATCACATGAAGATCTGTACCATCCCACTCAAGCGCATAATCATAATATGCATCGGTCAAAGAGTTGATCGAAACATTATCTTGAGTTGTAGAATCAGTTTTAATATGTGATTGGTAAGAACTACTACTGGATGTACCCTGGATGCGGATGTAAGCATCAAAGTCATCATCGCCAATGTCTACCCAATTTGCGCTAGAAACGGGCACTCCGATAAAAACCATGTCGCTTTGTTCTTCTGCTGCATATGGTAACACATTGGTTTCGATCCAAGTTTGAGGAAAAATATAACGGTGATTAACTTTAAGACCTTGTGTAAGCTGCACTGCCGCATCTTCATCAGGTGCTTCACCCATCAGAGTTGAAGTAGCCATTTGACCAACAATCAGAGGATTCACAAAGCCAGAAGGTGGCTGAGTAGAACCATATGACGAATTGACAATTGTCAAATTACTTGGAACATACAAGTCAGTTTGTGCTTGATCATCAAATCCGGCAAATGTAAGTGTTTGTGGACCTGAAAAAGTACTCGCTGATGTTAGAAGTAAAACGGCACCACGATACAGCTTAATATAACCATCGTTGCCATATTCAAGCTTGAACGTGATATTATGGTTCGTGCCTTCTGAGCCGTTAATTGTTGTGTTATCACTCCATCCAACAAGATTATGTCTTGTCTGACTAGCGCCAACATCACCACCAAAGGAAACATAACGAAGATCCCATTGAGATGTTGTTGCGTAATCATGATCACCAGAACCAAGTGAATCTGAACTCGAATCAAACGCATCGAAATTTGTCTGACCCGTAGAACTTAGAATACCAATCGTTGGTGGGTTATTACCACTTGTATAGCTATATGTCATTTCTTCGCCTTGTGACAAAGTTGTGTCATACTGCATCAAGAAGTCATGAGAAAGAAAAGCACGGTTAGGCTGAATAAGGTTACCAGCCAATTCAGTGAAGTCTGCCAGATCACCAAGAGAAGCATTATCTGTAATATTAATATCAAATGTGCCAATCGAAGAACCATATGCGTTACTGCGGATTACAGAAACAGTATAGGATTCATCTGCTGGAACTGGATCAGTCGTGCCGGTAATATATCCAGTTCCAGTTGAATATGTCAAGCACGGAGGCAGACCAGTTACAGATGTTGTGAAATTGGCATCAGCTGGATGAATCTGAATGTTTACGGATTGATTTTCACTAAACGTATAGTTACTTCCACTAAATGTGGTTGGAACATAATTAGAATCAGCTGCCGTTGGTATCTCTGTGTATGTAATATCAAGTGTATTAGTAGGAGCTGAACCTACGTCATGAAAGGCATAATTGTCTGGCATATACCATACTGTATTACTTTCATCATCAACAAAAATATGACTATGTGAATAATAGCCATCAGAGTTAACGTCAACGTCATCAACATATGAACCGCCAAAAAGAGCATTTGCATTCTGTGAAACATAGTCAGCCTGATCGCGATCAGAGAAAAGCGGATAATAAAATGACCCGTCTGGTGACTCGATATAACGATAGTTAAGTATTATACTACTTCCTAGTTGATATGACCGGACAGTAGAAGTTGCAACCGCCGAGTTTTCCTTGTTCATCATACAGACCAGCATATACTCTTCGCCGCTGGTAATAGGAAATGCACTACGTATTATAGTTGCCCATTCGCCGTCTTTCTGATGGTCAATGATGAGACGATTGTCTGAGTTAATACCCGCACGAAAAATTACTGAGTTTTGTGGCTTCTCATAAAAACCATTTTCAATAATCACACCATAATCGCTATTTTCATATGCCGCACCTGGTGCAAGGCGTACAGATAAGTCAAGTAGTCCGCCAGATGTAGAAATGGATTCAAGTGTCGCTGAGTTTGCAAACTTAGATGTCTCAAGCAGACCGATAATAAACTTACGAGAAAAGTCATGACCGGTGTTATTGAAGTAAAAATATTCGCCTGGTTCTGATATTGCTTGTGTACTTGTGTAAAAGCCATCGTTCAATTGTGAGTTGCTATTTGTACCCTTTGTTGCAACACCAGCAGCAATAGACACGTCACCAAAGGCAGACACTGATGGAATAACAGAAGAAGTAACAAAAGAATCAAACACATCATCAGCACCAGCACCAACAGGAGTAACTGTGAAAAATGCGTTTAGTGAGTTGACAACTGCTGATAGTGTAAAGGCTTGTGTTTGCCCTTCGATAGTAATATTTTGCTTACGAATTTTTTCATACAAATTTATACCTGATGAAATATTTTCGGCAATAGAAATTGTACCGTCATTTTCAGCGACAGCTTTGATGCTATTTACTGCAAACGAGTCACCAAGTGAAGTGACAATCGATGTTAAGGTGCTATCCCGTGAAAAGTCAATTGTAGTGGCAGCATCAATTTCGATAGCACCACCGATAACGTTTGCCTTTTCTGTAATGTATGCAGCCGCTTCTGTAGCATCGGCAAATGAGTTACCATCGGCATCTTGGAATTCGGTATAAGGTACCGCAAAAAATTCATAAATTGGGTTATCAGTATCTGTGGTACGAACATCGTTGATAACATTAACACGTGTATTATCATCATCGTTGACTTCACCACTCAAGCAAGAGTTCCAATAAGCAGGCTGTGAAGAACCAATAAAGGTAACACAGTTGCCATTATTATTACGTACAATACGAATAGCCATTTGTTATCGTCCTATTGTAAAGAGTGTCGTGAGAGGCTGAATGAAAACCGGTTGGTCTGCTCGTATAGCAGGCAGTGCCCGAGCATTAACATCCTCAGCAGAGGCAAGATATGCCGTTATGATAGGTCTGTTCAAAAATGTTTGACCAGTTGTACCACTGCCATAGAAAAGTGGCTCACCTGTTAAAGCAAATGTAAACGTACTATTATTTGCCGCGTCTCGTGTTTGCCAAATAAGACCAACTTCAACGGTAGTGTTTGCAAATTGTGGCGTCAAGTTAAAATCAAATCTAAATTGACAAAAGTCACCGACTTGACACTCTGACATATTATATGAACCGGTCGCCGCATTATACTGCAAATCGCCTGATGTAGATGCTGCATTAAATCCTGGATTGGTATCTGGCTGGACCGTTACATTGTCAGTGAAGTTAAACATGCTAGTCACATTAGCTGGCATATATGCACCAGAAAAAAGCCCGGTGGCCTGATACGCATCAGGGTATGCATTGCTTCCATCCATGCTATAGCCAGCAGGAAGATTATTTGGGTCGGCATTATATACAGCACCGGGTGCTTCTTCAATATCACTACCGCGTGACCAATATGGCTTATCATTTGCAAGCTGCCGAGTTGAGTCAAACCCAAAACGAAGCCATTGTGATGCCGATACCATGGCGGATGTATACTCTACATCATTACCAATGTCGTTAGCACCTGCCTGGCCACTGACACGATCGGTAAACCCACCAGTGAATTCATATCCGCCTTGAGATGCTTGTGTTACGTTTTGTGTAAGCGCCACAGAATCGGTTATTCTATCAAGCTTACCTGTTAGTGGATTAATCGCATATTTTGCCATATTTAAGCTACTCGCTCTGCTGATACAACGTTGTCATTTGAGTCATATGTGTACGAGATGTGTGCAATAAGAGTACCCGAAGTTTGTTGTCCACCACGATAATAGCGCACATCAGTAAGATTTGTGGCCGAAGATCCACCACCAGTGCCATAAGTGTATGCCACATAGTCGTGTGGTCCAATACCAAAACCAGATTGAACGAAGTTATCTTCACTGAATTTTTTATTGTGATATGCCATTCACCATCTCCCTGAACATGTATTAAACACTGTTATATTTATATGACAAGGGCATTCATAAAAAAAGGAGGCCGAAGCCTCCTTAGTTTGTCGTAAATTATTCAATGAGTGACATTATTCATTCCATCCCTTCATTGAAGTCCGGTGTTTCTTTTCATGGGACTTAACAGTTTCGTGGTTCTCGACTGCTTTGTGAATCTGTTCGGGTGACGGGTTTCCTTTATACGCAGTTCCCATTACTGAGACTCCACGTGATGGTACTTTTTTGCCGCCCACATCATTAAAATGAACGCGAACATCACGACGCCATGCTTCCATGCTTCCTGCTTCTTCAATCTTGGAAGGATAGCCGAAATCGTTCTTCTCTTTTTGCTTAGCAATGAACTGTACGTAATTTTCGATAAGGGTCATAGTGGTCTCCTGTTGTTGGACTATTACTATATTCGAGTCCTATATCTATATATAAAAAAAGGAGGCCGAAGCCTCCTTAGTTTGTCGTAAATTGTTATTATTGTTATCACAAATGTGATACCCTACATCAGGTTTGTGATGATCGAACGACGGTAGTAAACGTTGCTGTCCTTGACAAGAGCGCCTGCACCAGCAGTTGCACCTTGAGCAAATGGGTTAGCAACCATGCCATAACGAGTCTTGAACCCGATACGTGGCTGGAAGTCTTCCTGACCGACGGCACGAACCATCTGAAGAGGAACGTATGGGCAGTAGAACAGGCCAGCATCGAAAGCACCAGCGCCCTTGTAGCCAACAACCATGAAGTTGCCGCCAGTTGCGTATGGGTCGATGTAAACCTTCAAGCGACCACCAAGAACACCAGCGAAGGTGTTGCCTGTGTCGTCAACCTTGAGGCCAGCAGTGTTCATTGCAGGTGCGTAATCAAGAACACCAGCAAGCTGCAGAGCAGAAGCAACATCAGAAGAACAGATAACGATGTTGCCCTTACCGCGACGTGTATCTTTCGCGATCTTGTTACACTCACGTTCGATGTGGTAGTAGAGACCCTTGAACTTCTCAACCATCCAACGACCGTTTGAGTCTGTGTCAAAGTCAAAGACGCCGTCAGTCGTTGTTGTTGAATCTGTAGAACCCTGAGCAGCTGTTACGTAGATCGTACGAACAACTTCACGGTTGATTTCGGCAAGGATTTCTGCAGACAGGATGTTAGCAAGTTCAGTTTCAGCATTCAAGCCATGAACAGCCTTCAGGTCCTGTGCCAGTTCCATTGAGTATGTGGCTTTCAGTGCACGGCCCTTGGCAGTGACAGAAACCTTTTCGATGGACATTGACATTTCGCCAAAAGCAGAGTTGCCGTTTGTACCCAGAGCTTCGAGCTGTGCAGTTGACATACCAGCACCGAAGTTGTATGTGTTGGTTTCAGCCAGGTTAACTGTCTGAGATGTCGAACCAGGAAGAGTACCCTGATGCTCGTCACCGATAACGTCAGTTCCACCAACAACAGAAGAGAAAGAAGTATCTGCTTCGTTGTAGAGAGCTTCTGTACCAGTCTGGTTTGTGAAGCGTGAGCGCAGAGCAAAGATCAGGCCAGTTGGACCAGACATTGGCTGAACGCCACAGATGTCATAAGCCATCAGGTTTGGCATTGCACGACGAACGAGGCTGATCAGAACAGGGTCGAACGTATCGATGTGTCCGTCACCAGCAGTCGAAGACGAAGCGCCCATGACGTTGGTTGGAAGAGCAGCTTCACCGGCTTCCATCAGGCTGCGAGGAGCAACGCCCATAGAAGAAGCTTCACGAAGAGCGACTTCTGTGTTTTCGAGGATAGCAGCCGTAACGTTACGACGGTGCGCATCTTCGATGGTTTCGAGCTCAGGATGCTCGAGAATTGGTTTCCACTTGGAAACAACTTGTTCGTTAAGCATTGGTTAATTCTCCTATTTTGCTTAAAGTATCAATCGATATTATTTATCGTTTTTGTGTTCTTGAGATAGCTTGAGCATAATGAGCCATTTCTGGGGTCATTGCTACGGCGGATTCATGATCAATACTGGCTTCTTCAACCAACTCAACTTCTTCATTGAGTGTGTTTGCAGGAGCAGTTACCTTAAAATATTTTTCACGAATAATTCCCAACTTAGCACGATACTCTTCTTCGTTGCCATTAAAGGAAACGCCTTCGGTCAGAGTACGAAACTTTTCTTGCTGAGAAACAGCGAGACCATCACACATTTCAGAGAAGATTTCTTCTCCTGCAAACTCTTGAACAGCTTCACAAAGTTCAATGTTTTCATTGATTTGTTCGTTCAGTTGTCCTTCAAGTTCATCAACACGAGCAGCCATTTCAGCTACTACATCAACCTTAGCAGCCGGAACATCGATGTAATGCTCAGCAAATAGGTTGTGCAAACCTTCGATGAATGACTCAGAAAGTTCATTCTTCAGGCTTGATTCGATTGCAACTTCGTTTTCAGCAACCCACTCTTCTGCAACATATGACAGGTAACTATCAATCTGCTCTTCAAGAGTTGCTGTAAGTTCAGCCATATTTTCTTCGAGCTGTGTTTCATACTCAGCTTCGATTTCTTCACGAAGTTCAGTAACGCGGAGGTTAACAGCGGCTTCGAACAATACAGAAGCTTCTGCTTTGAATTCTTCGGTGAGGTCATGACCTTCAAGCATCAGGTCAATATCTTCTTTTGTCATTTGTGGAAGTGAATGAGCAACCGTTGGCTTCATTTCAACAGATGCTTTGTTCTTTGCAGCAGCACCGTCTTTGACGCCACCAGCATTAGCACACATTGCTTTGCAGTCAGACATCATCTTGTCAAAGAAAGCAACTTGGTCAGACTTAGGCAAAGAACTCATTGCCTTGATCATGTTTGATGCCATGACAGAAGTGTTGTAACCAGAATCCATCTTGATGGAATCAGCAGCTTTAGTTTCTTCAAGCTCAACTGCTTTTTTGTTGATCTTAGTCTTCATGAATGCGGCAGGGCCACCAGCTGGCTCTTTGTTAGTTGGAGCAATTGGCTTGCCTGTAATTGATGAACGACCTGCAGCTGTTCCCTTATGCTGGGGCTTTTCAAGGTTTGAAATACCAACAGAGCCTGCTGCTCCTTCTTCAACAGACTTATCAGCTTTCTTTTGAGCCTTGATCATGTAACCTTCTTTTTTGACTGACTTTTTGCTGCAGCCATATGCTTCAAGAAGTTCGCCTTCAATACCAAAGCGTTCGCCTTCAGCATCTTCAACAACTACTTGTTCATTAATTTGGTCAAAATCGACTACAAGGAACTCCTGGCCCTCGTACTCGACTTCATCGCCGATCTTAAAGTTTTCCATTTGTATCTCCTTGTAATACAATTATAGTTTATTAAGGAACGTGTTAAACAGATGAAGCTTTGCCGCTTCTGTTAATTCTTCTTTGCGCTTTCGCTCTGAAATATGCTTATATTTATGTGCGATGGCTTCAACCCACTCACCGGTATTTTCATTGAATACCCAATCAACACCTTCCATAATGCCATTTACAAAGGCATTTGGTGCAGATGGGTCAGCAACAACATCAGCAGCAGTAACCAGTTTGAAGTCTTTTTGAACTTCATTGATACCATTGACGCTCTTTAATGAACCCATACCACGTGAGGAAACACCAACACGACAATCAGATTCTAAAAGACCTTTGACAATGTTGCCCATTGGTGTTTCAAGTACACGAGCTTTGCCCATGACCTGACCGTCATCATTCATGTCTAGTTTTTTGATAAGAATGCATGCACGTTCAAGATCAATTTGTGGGCCAGACGGATGGTTCAGTTCACCGTAGGCAGTGCCTTTGGCAACTTTATTTTCAACATAGTTGTTAACGGCATTTTTCATGACCTCTTTGGTGTACATGCGCTTATTGCCATTAACAACATTAGCTTCCATGAACGGTCCAGTAATATACAGCGCCTTGGTGCCATCAGCATTTGCTTCGGCAAGGACTTCAATGTTCTGAGCTGCTTCTGCGATCAGTTTCATGGGTTTTACCTTATTTTTATTATACTATTGATATTTATAAAAGTTTTATGTTTAGTCGTCATCGTGTGGATTGGCGGCAGAAGGCATAGCAGCTGCATGGACATCAGCATCACTTGCATTTCTAACATGGCCCTTCGGAACAATATGGTTTTGGCCTGTCCCCGGCCTGCCGGCGACACGTGTCGCATGATCCTCAACATTGAAGCCAGTATGCATGCCACCATTATGGACCGAATCGGTTACTGTCCCTTGGCGAACTTCGCCAGTTTCAGGATGTTTAAACTCAACTTCAGTTGGAATATGTTTCTGTAACGTTTCATTTTCAACTTCATCAAGCTGAACATCTTCATACACAGCAGCATCTTCACCTGGCTTTGGTTCCTGAAGTGGACCTGATGGTGTTGGTGAACCTGTGTAGCCATGGTCCTTGCGGTTTGCCATGTTAATGTTACCTGCACCAAACACTTTATCATAGTCAGCAGCATGCTCACCGGTCGTGTACATGTTGTCAAAACGCGATGGCTTGTGCTTAGCAACAAAACGCTCTTCGTCTTCACTTCGGCTATGTGTGCCTTGTGCGTTTGGGTGAGCCGATGTTTCCATCACATAGGTCTCACCAATAATGTCTTTTAGAAACTTAGCCATTATTCTTTGCCCTTAACCGCTCTGACTAAGCCGTCTTGTCGACGCTTAATCTTATTCGAATATTCTCCGGATTCTTTCCTCTTCTTCCAAGCTTCGTTGCTCAGCTCTTGTTGCTTTTTTGGGTCGCTCACACGTTGCCCCATTTTTGTACTACGGTATAACTCGGCATTGGCTTCTGACCGCTTATCTGCTAGGTCGGCAATATTCCTTGCAGCTGCACCGGCATAGCGCGCACGAGTCTCAGGGCTAAGTTCAGAAATAACTTTTGACTTATTAGCTTCTTTGTCCTTAGCAGCTTTTTCCATTGGCTCTTTTTTGTTGCCATCGTTGTCGAGATCAAGAAAGTCTGGCTTGACATGCTTTTTCTCAGCAAGTTCTTCTTCAAAAGCTTCCATGATTTCGAACTGTTCTTCGATTGTCTTATAGCCATGGTCAGCATAGAAAGCTTCAAAGAAGTTTTGCATTTCAACAGTTTCTTCTTCAAAAGCTTCCATGATTTCGAGCTGTTCTTCAATTGGCTTATCGCCATGGTCAGCATGAAAAGCTTCAAAGAAGTTTTGCATTTCAGCAGCTTCTTCTTGTTCTTCCATTACGGCATTGCCAAATTCTAGTTGAATGTTATCAACAATTGCACGGCACTTTACAGCCATGATTTCATCAATTGTTTCTTTTACAGCCAAAGGTTTCTGGGCAAGAGTTGCCTCGATGATTGTTTTTAAGTTAGACATCTTTGTCTCCTGGAGTTTCTTGTGGTAGTGGTTCTTGTTGTTGTTCTTCATCACCTGAATCGCCACCAACAGGTTCATCTGGTTGCTGTTGTAGCTGTGGATTATATTTTGGATCTTTCATCTCACTTTCGATTTGCTCGTCCATTTCCTTTATGTCTTCATCTGACTGTTGAAGGATATGACGGCGAATATATTCGTGTGAGATATACTTGCCAGCAATATCTTCGGCATCGCGCATACGAATCAAACGATCGTTCATGATTTCAAGATCTTTGAGTTCACTGAAGTAATTATCTCTTGCCCAGTTGAACTTTACATCTCGTTTGATATTTATATCCCAATCTTCAGGAGTGATAATGTTCTTCAGAATAAGCTGCTTATATAAAGCATCTTTAATCAACATGATGAACTTACCACGAAGACGGTCGATAAACTTACCAAAATTGACTTCATCACGTGTAATCTCTGTTGCACGCCCAAGATTATAAACACTGTCTGGTTTCATGCGTGTCAATGGAACATGCAATGAACGATATAGACGATCCTGGAAATACTCAACCGATTGAAGCAAATCTGGTAACTGTGTACCACCTTGCAAAACAGAAATCTCTGTACCTTTTCCACCATCACGACGTGGCAGATAATAGTCTTCAAGCATGTTGATGTGCTTGCGCTGATCCATCATCTCGCCAGTTTGTGAGTTGTATGAAATACGATTTTTGTGACGTGTCATCAATGCCTGAACGTGTTGTTCTGCTTTAGCCGGAGGCAATTGGCCAACATCGACATAAAACACACGACGCTCAGGAGCACGTGATAGGTGATAAACTAGTGTGGCATCCTCAAGTGCACGAAGCTGATTAAGTGGCTTAATACCATTATGCAAATGACTTACAACCGTTGTGTTGTTCTCATCCATCAAACCAGATGGACAGTGAATGATAGAGTCCTTTGCAATCTTGATACCAGAAGCACCACCTAGATTATCGGCTGACCGTGTTCCTGTGCTAAATCCTTTCTCAGAAAACATGTAATATTCAGCGGCAATCTGAGTCATAACGATATCAGTTTCAGAATCTTTTTTCTTTCGATTCTCACGCACTTTACGAATTTTGCGTGGATCGACATAACGCAGTTCCTTGATGCCTTCGTCTGGCTTCTTTGGATCGATGATAACGTGATAATATGAACGACCATCGACATACCATCGCTTGAAAATTTCATGTGCGTCATGTTCAAAGTCCAGAAGATTTAGAACGTTTTCATATTCTTCTTGAACGACGTTTTTAACTCGTTGTGGAAGCTCTAAATCTTCCATAGTCATGGCAACAATATTATCAATATCATCGTCATCAACGATTGCTTCATTAACGATTTCGTTCACAGCCTTTTCGATTTCTGGCTGATGCATCATCTGACGATACTTAGTAACTAATTCTGCTTCGGTACGAATCGTACCATCAAGGTCGACATATTGACCATAAATGCCACCTGCCTCAACGTTTACTGCGCCGTCTTCCCTGACAGGGGCGGCAAAGCTCGGAAGCTCGGCTTGTTCTTCATCTTTGACTCTAGTGATTTCAAAACCAAATAATTTCACGTTAGTATCCTTTATTGTTCGCGTCTCACTAGATTTATATATGATGAAAGGGGACCGAAGTCCCCTGACAACATTAAAGTGACGAGTTTCGTCCACCTTCGTTAACAACAGCAACATTAGAATCACCAGCACCATTTTCATCAAATGGCAACCAGTAATCAATAGAGAAGTCAACATCGAACTGCATGACTTGGCTTTTTGATTCCCAATCAAGACCCATCTGTGAGATGCTCAGAGGAAAGATACCAACCATGGTGTAACGAGCAATTTCAAGACCTTCACGACCATAGTGAATTACAATCGCGTCCTTCTTATAAGAACTTGGCGAAGATGTAACACCTTGTGATGGAAGGTTTTCGATATGCTGGTTAAGACCAGTGTGCCATGCTTCCATGGAGTTACGAACGTTGTATGTTTCGTCATGAAGAATACTAACGTTCCAGTCCATATAAGAACGGTCACCGGCAACCTTCATTTCACGGCCGAAGTATGGAACATCAACCGCTGAGATTGAGGATGCGGGCAAAGAAGTTGTTCGACAATGAAAACGAAAGTCTTGCTCAGCTTGTGGCGAAGAACCAGGCCAACCTGGAATAATTACCTCAAATAGAGCAGGACGTGCACCGCCCTCAGGGAGCGTACGTGCACGGAAATTTTCGATATTAAAAGCCATTTGGGATGTCTCCTATTTTTAAACTATTTATATAAGGTGGTGGGACCGAAGTCCCACCGTATCCCATTAAAACTTGCCAACGATTTCACTGAAGGCCACACCTGTGCGGACAGCAACGAAATTAAGCTGAATGAAGTTGATCGAACGTGCAGGCTTGATGTAAATGTCACCAACAAACTCGTTACGATCAATAACTTCTGGTGTATTGTTTGTTCCATCGGCAACAACCAAGAAGTCAGTGATACCACGACGACCCTTGACATCACGAAGATAAGGAACAACCAGATTCTTGAACTGCAGACGAGTAAACTCATCATTGAATTCAAAGAGGCTATACTTAGAAGCTTCTGAGATTGCCTTTTCTAGAACAATGAACAAGCGACGAACGTTAATACGGTCAAACGCAGATGGCTTAGCAAGAAGCGTCTTATCACCAAACATCAGTGTGCCCTGACCAGGGAACGTAACGATTGGGTTAATACCATTCTTGTAAAGTTCATCACGGAATGTCTGGCGTGGATTCCAAGCAAGTCGGATGACATTCTTGATAATACCACGGTTATAACCAGCAGGTGAGAACCAAGGATCATTTGTACGGTCTGTGCGAACCATCAGGCCAGCAATATCACCATTCAATGGAACCCAGCGATTGATGTCATTGTAACGGTCATACATGTACTTGTAACCAGAATCCATGACACCATATGAAGATGATGGCAAAGAGTTACGGAAAGTAACACAAGCAGCAGATTCGTTGTTTAGGTTGTTAACAACATCGCCTTTTTGTGGAGAAATCAAAGCAATGCAATCCATACGAGGTTCACAGATCTGTTGAATCAGATAGTTGGCCAGCGTAGTACCACGTGCTTTACCCTGGAGTACCAAAGAAATGTCGACATCTTCTTTTGACTTGTACAGTTCATAACCACCAGTCAAGGAAGAAACTTCGATGTTTTCTTCGTTTGCACCGTCACGACCAAGACTGAAGCTCATTACAAGCGTGTCAAGCGTCGGTGTTGCAACGTTTGTGGCAGTGTTAGATGTGATACCAACAGGATCATTGGCAGCCCAAACAAACTGAGAATTTTCGTTGATAACTGTGCGATAGTAGTTTGTGCCACCATCAACAGTTTTAGCGTTTGATGCAACAGACAAAGCGTCATAACGCTCAAGGATAGTACCAGGAACGCCGGTAATACGACCAAGGTTGTCAGTAACAACAAGGTGCATTTCATCAAATGCTGCAGTGTTACCTTGCTCACGCATGAAATCAGACTGACCAGGTGCAACATCAACGAGATTTGCAAATTCCCACTCACGAGGAATGAACTTAGTAGCAATCACGGATGACTGGAACTTATAATCAGTTGAGAGTGTGAACTTGTCTTCAAAGTTGATGCTAACAGAAGCAACAGGTGAAACCTGAATGGCCTCAGAAGCAAGCGTATAAGTTGAAACAGAATCGATTTCAAATGAAGTTGAGTTCGTAACAGAAGCAACCTTTTTGCCGATCAGTGTAGAATCACCAGATGTGATGATCATGTTGGCCAACAGTCCAGTTGTGTCTGTTGTTGTTACGGTTGTGTTACCTGCAACTGTATCAACAGTAACAGCAACGTTTGCTGTACCGGTGTTAGCAGCATTTGTAATTTCAGTAATTTTCAGTTTCTGTTCACCGATCACAGTGTTGCCAACCGTCAGAAGATCAGTAACATTAAGCAGTGTTTGAATTGCTGTCTGATTAGCAGAAGCATCAGCAATCGCATCAGCTGTAATAGAAAGTGTTGCAGTATTTGAACCAGAGACAACTGCAAGTTCTGCATATGAACCGAACGTTGACAGATCAACATTCGAAGAGAAACCAGTTGTGTTTGCACACATAGAAACACGCAGGGTGTTACCCAGACGACCAGGCCACTTTGCAATGAACTTAACGTCTGTATCAATCGTTTCGTCTTTGTTATCCCAGTCTGTTTCATTTAGAATAGTTGAATATTCTACGTTAGCAACAGGACCAGAGTTTGCAACAGAAGAGAAAACAGTGTTTGAAAGGAACTGTACTGAACCAGTAGCAGAACCAACAACGTCGTTTACATCAGTTATAGTGAAAGCTGTTGTGTTGATAACAGAAGAAACAGTTGCACCGGTTGCTAGTGTAGTTGCACCAGTTGTTATAACTTCCATGCCAGAAACCAGGCCAGTCGTGTCAGCAACAGTAACAGTTGTTGTACCATCTGTCGTAACAGAGAATGATGGCGAAGAACCGGTTGTGTTAGCAACACGCGTCACATAAAGCTTGTTGCCATATGCAAGGAAGCTTGCTGCAGTGAAGAATGTTTCTGGGTTTAAATTAGTTGGTTGTCCAAAGCGATTTACAAGATTGGTTTCACTATCGACAAGCACACGCTCATCAACAGGTCCCCAACGAAAAACGCCAGCGATTACGCCTTCTGTAGTTGATACGTTAGGAACAATCGTTGTAAGATCGATTTCCCTAACCTCAACACCAGGTGAAATAAGCGAAGTAGCCATATTTTTCTCCCTTATGGGTTGGTGGTTATTAATGCTAGTTTTAGCTTACTCGATATTTATGAAATTGAGATATTTATAAGCTATCGAAACATCCATGAATCATCTGCAAACCAATTTTCATCAGTATGCTTTGATAACTCAAGATCATCTGCTATATTACTAGCAGGGCTCGAATCAGTTGAAAAGCCAAATGGTATCAGAGCTTCTTCGATCTGCTCTTCTCTTCTTTGTCTTAACTCAGCTGCAGTATTATGATCAGTCAATAGTTTGAAGTACTGATCATGTGAGAGCCATGCAAACATAACCAAACACATCACAAGATCATCATTATGACCGGGCTCTGCTTCATATGATCGACCCTTTTTCGAGAAGGTCGAAAGCTCATGAATTGTTTCATGGTCTTGAATAATAAGCTGGTGTTGCTCAATCAACAACTTCAATAAAGCACAGCCCTTTGACTTAGTAGTTTTTGAGGTACGAATACCTCTATAGGTTGATGACTTCACATTTGTAGTAACAACCTGTCCACGTGAACCGGCATTGTCGGTACATAACAGATTATCATATTGAAAGTCACCCCATAGAATATCAGAAACCTGGCCACCAATATCATTGACTTCAACCAATACAGCAGCATTGCCATAATGTGTTGCAAAGCGAAATACAACTTGTGCAAAGTCAATTGGCGTCTGGTTGTTATCACGATATACAGCAACTTGCTTGAATGGCATTTCAGTAACATCAATAAGTTGAAATGCCGAGTAGTCAAGTCCACGACCACGAGATACATCAACTGTCATAACATACTCATGTTGTGGAATATATTCTTGATAGATTTTTGCACTTTCATGATCAATGCCTGGTACCTGAACACCTTCAGTGAGCATTTTGAGAACTGGGCCAGATATCAACGTTCCAGAAGAACCGAGATATTCATTTTCAAATTCTTGTGCAAACCGCTCGGTATCAAACTGCATACCAGCAAGCGTCTTTTGTTTCCATTCTTCGTCACGTCCAGGAACTGCATTCCATGGAACAGATATAAGACGAAAACCATTTACGCCACATTTAGTTTTAGGAT